GATGTGGATGCGGGGGGGGGGCGCCGGGGCCGACGGGGCGGGGCGAGCAGGGGCCGGTGTGGCGGCAGCCGCCTTACCCTTCGCGAACTCGGGCCACTGCTGGAAGAACTTCGCCTCGTTGAACCGGTGGCAGGAGGTCCACCGGCCAGCCTGCGTGTGCGGGTGCGTGGAGTAGCGGGCAGTGCGAGTCTCACCCCCGGTCTGGTCACCCAGGTAGCCGTCGATCGAGCCGTCCTCGGCGATCCAGGCTTCAGACTCCAGTGGGTCGTAGCCGTCCTCGACGATGATGATGACGTGGCCGACACCACCCTCGTTGGCTGCGGACAGGACGATATCGCCCACCTTGAAGCCCCCGTCCGGAGTCAGGTTCTCGTCAGCCCAGGGAACCTCATCGAAGCCACGGGACTCAAGGCCGGGACGGAGGTTCCCGGTCCAGTGATCGTTGATCTCTGGGAGGGCCGGGTGCCCCCACGGGACGCCGTAGGTGTCATGCAACCCATAGCAGACTGCTCCCGCGGCGAGGCTGGAGCAGTCCGCATTCTGGGGAGAGCTGCAATGGCCCTCCCAGTTGGCGTTCGCATACCAGGTACGCCGATCGGGCTGACTGTAGCCGACATCCTCCTGGTCGCAGATACGGCGGGCAATACGCGCCGCCACAGACTGAACCGTCACTTACTCTCCTTCATCTTGCCCTCAAAGGCAATCACCCTAGCTTCGGCTACCACCGCGCGCTTCGTGAGTGCAGCAACCTCCATTGCGAGAGCGTCGATTACCATCATTGCGTCAATCTGACTATCAGACTCCACTAACATCTCCTTCCGGTGTTGATTCGGGCTTGGTGGGGCCGTAGGTTCCGCCACCTAGAGTGTAGTCCAGGGTTTCGACATCCGCATCATTGATTGTCGACGGCCCAAGTTCCCAGGGGGTGCGGCGAGCGTAGTCAACCCATTCGACCTGACCTGCATTTGGTTCCATGTCGATGATTCGAGCCCCTTTCACCAGCACTGACACTTCCTCGCCCGGCGCTCCGCTCACATGAACAGTCCACGGAGGGACGCCTGGGCCAAACCCAGTCTTCTCCAGCTTCGCCTTGCCTGACGTACACAGCACCATCCAGGGAGCATTCTTGGATGCAATCGCGGGCACATAATCCGGCAGCACCCACGTGCACTTCCCCTCTGAATCCAGGGTGAGATTCTCCCAGTACTCCACGCCATCATAAGGGGACTCGGTGCAGGAGTGAGATAGCCACATGCCAGTCTTCTCCGTATACCCCTGGACTCGCATAGTGAACTTCTTAGTGCCAGTCATGTGAACGCCACTATTGTTCACCCATACACCATGGTTTCGCCACCCCATAGCAGTCTGTTCGTTTGTAATGTAGAAGCCGGTGCCACTATCCATCTCAGACTGTCGCTCTGAGCGGAGCCACGCATACTGGTATGCGGAGGCGATCAGGTTCTTGTTGTTCTTGCTGTACATGAATCCTGCATCATTCATGGCCCAGCTGACACTCTGACTGCGTGCGAACATCCCGTACTTCGTCATAGAGAGCGTGCCCCACGTTGAACCATTCTCGCTTCCTGTATACAGGTTAATGCCGTCTGTACTGACAGTCATAGAGGGGCGGGGTGTATCTTTGCTGTTTTCACTGGTCTTCCTGAGAGGGGAGTGCAACTTGAGGGAGGGGACACCTTGAGCGGACTTCGACATGAAGAGTGCGCCATCCCACCAGTCATCCTCCAGTGAGTTGAACGACAATCCTACGCCGATCTTGTTTCCATCGCGGCCAACATCTGTGCCTGTCGACGCCCAGACGATGTCATTGAAGTAGGTTTCCGACCAGGTATCCCGCCGCCCGATGCGGCCGTCGATGATGATCTCTCCGGTGTGCGCGTTAATGTCGAGCGACTTCCACCCACTGGAGGAGTAGGCGCGCATCCCATTGTTGTCAATCTTCAACCCATGATTGTTCTGGCGGTCCGTTTGGATGGATGCGCCCGTGATGACTTGGCCGTCAATGGCCCCTGCGCGCAGATTGTCCGCAGTCACCGAGTTGGCGGCAAGCATCCCCGCCTTGATCTTCTCGAACTCGCCACTGCGGGCGTTAATGATGCGAGTCCACACATGCTTCGCCGTGAGGTCGACGAACGACGCGTTACCCGTGACGGTCAGCTGGTCTGTGGTGAGCTGGAGGAACTTGCCGATGTCTCCAGCGATGCGTCTGGCGGCGAGGTCGTTGATGGCTGCGGATCCGGCGGTCAGGCGCCCCACGTCGAGGTTGCTGATCTGCTCACCGGAGACGCGAGTGCGTTCCCAGTCGGAGCCGTTCCACTTCCACTCCGCCACAATGTCTAGCGTGGAGGGGTCCTGTATGCGGGCCGTGTCGCCATAGGTCTCCCCCGGAAAGTCGGGCTTATCGGCGGAGTTCCCCTTCTGGTAGAAGACCTTCCCGAACACGGTGCGCATGCGGCGGATAGACGCCTCGATCGTGGACTGCGCGAGTGAGGCGGCAGCCTTCTGGAACGGGTTGTCGGACTCGACCCACTCCCAGCCCTTGTGGGAGTGGACGGTCGTGTTACCGTCGGCCGACCTGTCGTAGGCGGGGAATGTGGTCTCTGCGGGGAATGTGGCCGGACCGGGCCACTGGATGTACTCGTCCTTGATCTCAGCCACGATTCACCTCACTTCGCGCGGATAATCATGGAGGCGACCGAACCGCGGGGGCGGATGGGGAATGGCTGGCCGCCACCAACGTTCTTCGCGTAGGGGCGACGATCAGCCACTGTGGTTCCTGTGGACATGGCGTAGGTGTACCCATTGCCGGAGGCGTCGTTCCAGCCGATGTCGGTATTCGCTTTACCGGCGCGCCAGTTGGAGTTCTGGTTGTTGGAGTCTACGATGTCGTGGCCGTGTGAGGGCATCTCGTTCACGGTGAGCGTGTGGTGTGTCTCGCCGACGGTCGAGCCAGTGACAAGCGCGTCAGTGCTCCCCTGACCATAGATGACCTTCCCCTTAAGGTCCGGGACATTGAACGTGGTTGACCCATTACCGCTACCGGCGACGGTCCCAATCGTGTCGAACAGGGCCTTGTACTCGGTGCGACTCACCTCCTGCCCGTAGCACAGGAGCCAGTTCTTCGGAGGGCGAGACCCATAGAAGGGAAGAACAGCTCCCACCGGCACAATGGCATCAACGATCGAGTTGTAGGACCTGTTCACAGCCGACAGTGAGTCGAATGTGTCGTTAGCGACCTGAGTGGCACGCTCAGCAGAGGTTGTTGCCGCAGTGATCCCATCCTCCATCTTGGTGAGCTTCGCCGCCGTAATGGGGGTGCGCCCATCCGGGCCATCCTTCCACACATTGCCCTGATACGGCATGTCAGTCTCCCTTCTTCCTCAACGTGAACACGCGAGCATCCGGAGACACCCACTGCGACTTGTCAACAACACCCTTATCTGGCGGGTATGGCCCTGTCTCCACCAAGGATACCGCAACCTGCGTCATAGCCTCAGAGAGCTTCTGCGTCTCCTTCAATGCTTCGGCGCGAGCCGCCCTCTGGAGAACATCACTGGCCGCGATCTTCTCCTCAACAGATCTGACGATCGCGTTCGTGTCGATGGACTGCTCGAGCGTAATGGTCGCCTTAGGCCCCCACTCCGACTTATTGCCTGCCCGGTCATAGGCGCGTAGGCACACCTCATAGTCCCTGATCTCCAGGCCCGCAATGGAGGTGCGCTGCATGGGGGTAATCATGTCCGCGAACTTCGCCGGGGGGCGGCCGGGGTGCTGCACGGAAACCTCAACGCCAGCGAAGTCGGCAGGCATGTTCTGCCCATTCTGGCCCGAGTAGTCCCACCACACCTGGAGGACCCCTAGGGACTGGGAGAGGACGGGCTTCGACGGCACCGGAGGCGGCTCCCTGTCTGACTCTGTAGTCAAGATGAGGGGCTGCGACCATGCACCCGTTGCGTTAGCGCTCTGCGCGCGCACCGAGAACCGGTACTCCGTCCCAGGGAGCAGGGGGCCCACGGTGGCCTTGGTGGCGTCCGCGCCACGTACAACCATGGACCCGGCGATGCTCGTCCCGAACATGGCCAACTGCCACGACACCTCATAGGAGACCACATCGACAGCGTTGCCGAGGGTGTCGGTCTCGACGCGCCCCCACTGGAGGTCCACGAGGGCGCGCACCCACCCCTCTGAGTTGGTGACGGCGCGACTAGAGCCCGTCAGGCCCTGAGGGGGGAGGGGCCAGTACTTGCTTGTCGGCTGGCTGGGGCGAACGCCACTGCCTGACGTGGAGGCGAGACCCACGATGCCCTTCGTGCGCTTCGTCAGGCGCCCCAGGAGGCTATCCAGGACTGTCCCGAAGGTGGTGTGGCCGACGACCATGCCGTCCTTCTGGGTGACGCTGATCTGGGCGACCTGTAGACGCTCCATGCCCTCAGCGCGCTCCACCATGATCCAGTCGCCGAGCCGGTAGTCCACCCACGGGAGGAGGTGCACATCGGTGGCGGCCCACTCGCGCTTGATCTCCTCGCTGACGTGTGCGCCGGATTTGAGGGTGGCCTCGGCGACCATTCGGGCAGTGGCCTCCAGCTCCACGCCACCGGCCTCCACGACCTTCTCGACGCGGCGCATTCCCTTAGGGGCGAGGTCGTTGTGGATGAGCCAGGTCCTGCCACCTTCACCCTTTACGAGGACGTCGGTGCACATGTCCGCCCAGGTCGCCGCCTCGGGGGCGCCAGTGAGCGTGGTCGCGAGGGGCCACCGCTTCGAGGCCGTCAGGTCCCGAGCCTGGGTGGTGTCCGCGTTGTACACCTTGAAGGTGCGGCCCTGCCACACCGTGTCAATCATGCCAAGGTCGCGCAGGGAGTCGACGATCTGGAGGAGGCTGATCGTGGGGTCGAAGTAGAGGGTGACGATCTTCGCCCAGTCCTGGTTGGCGGAGTCCTTCGTCGTGGAAGCGTCCAAGGTGAGGCCAGTGCCCCAGCCGCGCTTGGTGGCGTTCTGCCAGACCGTACCGATGATCGTTCCGGCGTTGCGGGACAGGAACTTGAACTTGCCGTCCTTGTCCTGGGCCTGGATCGGCACTGACCAGACGAGCGCCTCTTTCAGGTAGTCGCTGACATGAATGGCGGTCACCTTGCGGGAGTCAGTGCCGTCGGAGACAAGGTTGTGCTCAGTCTTCTGCGTGATGAACCGGGCGTCCGGAAGCTCCTCCCAGTCCGCCCCGTTGAAGGTGGCCTCCACCGCCACCTCGACCTCACGCTCGAGGACGCTACCCCGGATGGCGTTAGGGCCGGGTGCGTAGGACATAGACAGGGTTGGGGTCTTCCCCCTGGGCGTGGTGACCGTCATCTCCAGGACGTCAGGGACGACACCGATCCGGGCTCCCTGAACCTCGTAGGCGACAGCGCGCAACTGCATACCAGGGAAGTAGTTGCGACGCATCAGTAGGCCCTCCTCGCCTGAATAGCCCCTGTCGTGCCGGTGACCTGGAGGACGATCTTGCCCTCATGGTTAGGGGTGAGCTGCAGCCCTTCGGGGGACATGCTGATCTCTGCGGAGGCATCGAAAGCCCCCTGGAGCGGGTACCAGCGCTCACTGACCTGCCTCCAGGCGGAGTACTTGCCGACGTCGACCAGGAGCCGCTGGTCCTGCTCCATGACACCCCGCCACGTGAGGCTAGTGCCCGAGGTTACATCCTTAATGGTGACCACGTTGGCTGTCGGCTTGAGCTTCAAGATCGCATCCGGGATGGGGGCTGCACCGCCAGCGAGCCGACTCAGGTCATCCAGCTGGGTCTCAATGGTTGTGGCATCCCTCCAGACACCCTCCACGGCCTCGAACACGACCGTGGTGTCGATGGCCCACTCCCCGTACCTCCAGGCCGGCTGGGACACGCTCACGAGCCGCACGAGCGCATCCCTGGGGCTAACGCCCACAGGATGATGCTGGAGGGTGGCCAGCTTGTTTGAGGCCCTCAGAACGGCCATGAGCGCCTGGAAGTTGCGATCCAGATCAGCCCGATCCGCGCCCTCAACCATGAACGCAACCGTCACTTTGAAGGTATCCACCTTCAAGCCAGCGCCATCAAGGATGCCGCTACGGAACGGCACCTCCGTGCTCGTAAGGCGCGGCGCCGGGACCGCAGGGAGAAGCGTACCCTGCATGACGCGCCACTTCCCCGGCCGATCCAGGTCAACCCCATTCAGGGAGTACTCGCTACTCATGACACCATCCTAGATGCTCGACGCGAGGCGGATGCCGTCAGCGACATCATCTCGGGTCTTGGAGTCGCTCTGCGCCTGCGGGTAGTAGTTGGTGATATTGACGGTCCCGCCAGTGGATGCCTTACTTCCTGCCGCAACGGACGAGAGAGTGTTCAGCGCGTCTCGGGACGGCTTAGCCTTCTCGAATGTCGGCGCAACATGGGCCGCGATGTCCGGGGAGATGTCGTTAGCCAGATCGTCCGTAAATCCCTCCAGGGAGCCCCTAACCGCATCATACTGAGACTCGAGGCCGTCAATGAAACCCTGCATGACGAGTCGTCCAGCATCCCTCAGGATAACCTTATCAACCGGGGCGGGCCCCTTCCACGAAGGGAGGTATGAGGTCAGGGACGACAGCTTGTTCTTCACGGCGCCGAACATGGAGTTGATCCCATTCAGGAAGCCCTGAATGACGCTCTTGCCCGCATCCCACAGCCAGGACCCGGCACCGGCGAAGACGTTCCTGATGCTGTTGGGAATGTTGCGCACAGTGTTCAGCATGCTATTCGTCCACGACACCACTGTACTCACAATACCGCTCCACATGGAGGAGGTGATGCTCATGACAGCCGACCAGCCGTTGCTGATGAGGCTGCGGACCCAGTTGATGGCACTGGAGACCGTGGAGGCGATCGAGTTCCACACGTCATTGATGGTGTTCCACACGGAGTGCCAGGCCGTGGAGGCCATCGACATGATCTGACTTCCGAAGATACCGAACTGCCCCTTGATGAGGTTCCAGATACCCTCACCGATCGCCTTAATGCCATTCCAGGCCCCAGACCAGTCACCCTTAATGACAGCAAGGACAGTCTGGAGGACACCCTTGATGATCTGGATGGCGCCCGTCACCGTAGACATGATCCCATTCCATGACGCCATCACCAGGGGCATGAGCCACTGCATGACCTTCCCCACCAACTGGATCGCCGGGATCAGGGCGGACGCCAACTGCTGAACCAAAGCAACGATCGGCGGCAGAATCTGCGGAAGGTACTCAGAGATGATCGGAGCCAACTGGGCGATGATCTCCGAGATGACCGGGATCAGAGCCTGAATCACCGGCAGGAGCGCCGCAGACAGCTGCTCAATGACGGGAGTGAGGATCGGAACCAACTGCTGGAAGATCGGGGCCAACCCCTCCACCAGCTGCGCCACCAGGGGCGCGATAGCTGCAAGCAGGGTCCCCGCGACCGTAGCGATAGCACCGAACGCCTCCCCCAAGGAGGGCATCGCCGGAGCCAACGCCTGAACAGCCGTCAGGAGACCGTTGAAGAAGTTGATGAGACCCTCCTGGAACGCCGGATTCTCCAGGGCTGTGGCGATACCCGTCAGGGCCGTCTTCAAGGTCTCACCCAGCATCGGGAGAATCTTCGCCAGGGTTGGCTCGAGCGACACGAACGTCTCACCCAACCTCCCCACACCCTGGAATGCCAGGCCCGCAGCAGTCGCCATCGACGAGAACAGGCTAGTCAGCGTGCTCTGAAACAGGGGGCCGTTCACGGCCTTGTTCGCCTCGTCCAAGGCTTCCGCGATGGAGTCGATGGGGGCTGCCCCGTTCGCCATCGCCGTGAACAGGCCGCCGATGATGCCGCCAAGATCGACGGTGATGTCCTTGAGGGTGCCGAATGCCTTAGCGGCCGCGCGAATGGACTCCTCCATCTTCCCGGACGCCGCCGCCTTCGTTGCCCACTGCTCGAACGAGGCTGCAAGGTTGTTGGCCCACAGGGCGATGCTGGGGAGGAACTTCGCCCCAACCTCACCCATCGTCAGTAGGCCGTTCGTGAACGACGCAGCCCCTGTAGACCCCAGCGACAGGGCCTGAGACAGGTAGGTCAGGGACTGCTGGAAGCCAGCAATGTGCCCACTGGCGGCACCAGCGATGGCCGCAGTCATAGACCCAAGGTTCGAGGCAATCGACTGGAGGGCCGGCGAAAGCTCCTGCAAGGCGACGTTAGCGAAGTCGCGGATAGGCTGGGCGGCCTGCTCCCAGTAGGCGCCGGAGATTTGAGTCTGGAGGTTCGTGAACGATGGCCCCAGGTCCTCGAGGACAGTCTTCGTGTCCTTGAGTGCCGTAATCAGGACGCCCGCTCCGGCGGCGGCAGCACCGAAGATGCCAGGCAGCGCCAGTAGTGCGGGTGTCGACTTGGCGATACCCACGCTCACGGAGGCCAGGACGCCCAGGCCGCTGCCGATAGAGGACACGGCGCCGCCCACGAGGGGGGCGACCGTCTCCGCCGGTCCCGAGCCGGCGGCTGCCGACGGCGTGACCGTCCACACGGTGCGCCCCTCCAGCAGGGCCTCGGCCCCGGTCAGGCTGGTGTGCAGTCGTTTGATGGCCACTTCGTCCAGGTGGCTCTCCAAGTGCGACAGGGGCAGCGGGGCGACGTCGATGTCTCTCATGACACGATCTTCCCCCGAATTCTTGTGAGGCGCAGCACTTTGAGTGTGGGCGTGGCGTCTTGTTGCCGTTTCGGCATTCTTCCGGCGGGCTTCCGCAGAGCGCCGATCGGGCTCGCGTGGGGTGCTCGGGGTGTGTGGGGCGTGGTCCCGCGCGGGTGGTGGTGTGAGGTTCCGCGGGCGTGGGTAGGCTTGGCTCGGCCGCACTCCCTCGTCAACCAGGAGCCCCCATGGCGTCCGAGCCCATGATCCCCGCCGCCCACCCCGACACCGTCGCCGACGCCGCCGCGACGCCCGACAGGGAGATGCCCTGGAAGGAGTTGGGCCTCAAGGCCGACGAGTACGAGTCCATCCGCGAGCTGCTGGGGCGCCGCCCCACCAACGCCGAGCTGGCCATGTACTCGGTCATGTGGTCCGAGCACTGCTCCTACAAGTCCTCCAAGATTCACCTGCGCCAGTTCGGCGCCAAGACCACCCCCGAGATGCGCGAGCACCTCCTGGTCGGCATGGGGGAGAACGCCGGTGTCGTCGACATCGGTGACGGCTGGGCCGTGACCTACAAGGTCGAGTCCCACAACCACCCCAGCTACGTCGAGCCCTACCAGGGGGCCGCCACCGGAGTGGGCGGCATCGTGCGCGACATCATCTCCATGGGCGCGCGGCCCGTGGCCGTCATGGACCAGCTGCGCTTCGGCGCCGTCGACCACCCCGACACCGCGCGCGTCGTCCACGGCGTCGTGGCCGGCGTGGGCACCTACGGCAACTCCCTGGGCCTGCCCAACATCGGCGGCGAGACCGAGTTCGACTCCTCCTACCAGGAGAACCCACTGGTCAACGCCCTGTGCGTGGGCGTGCTGCGCCACGAGGACATCCACCTGGCCAACGCCACCGGCGCCGGCAACAAGGTGGTGCTCTTCGGTGCCCGCACCGGCGGGGACGGCATCGGCGGGGCCTCCATCCTGGCCTCGGAGTCCTTCGAGGACGGCATGCCCGCCAAGCGCCCCAGCGTCCAGGTGGGCGACCCCTTCATGGAGAAGGTCCTCATCGAGTGCTGCCTGGACCTGTTCGGCGCCGGGCTCGTGCTCGGCATCCAGGACCTGGGCGCCGCCGGCATCTCCTGCGCCACCTCCGAGCTGGCCTCCAACGGCGACGGCGGCATGCACGTCGACCTGGAGAAGGTGCTCCTGCGCGACCCCACCCTGACCGCCGGGGAGATCCTCATGAGCGAGTCCCAGGAGCGCATGATGGCCGTCGTCGCGCCCGACAAGCTCGAGGAGTTCATGGCCGTCATCGACAAGTGGGACGTCGAGGCCGCCGTCATCGGGGAGGTCAACGGCTCGGGGCGGCTGACCCTCGCCGCCTCGGCGCGGCGGGGC